ACAGACGCCACGCTTCAAGCTGCGCACCGGTCTCCTCGGTAATCTGGAAGATCTTGTCGACGAAGAGGCCAGAGCGGTCCTTGCTGACAGCGGCTTGATGATTCAGAGCCACGTCGAACACGGTGGTAAACTCGTATTCGATTCCGTCGCGCATAATCGGGGCGAGGCCGACCTTCTTGATCTGTGTCTTGCCGCGGTCGTCCTTCTCCTGAACGTAGTCCATCTTGGAGCGCATGCAGCAGATGACGTGGGCAGGAGACTGCAGCACGGCCTTGACGATTCCGCCGAACTTGTCGCCGGCAATCTTCCAGTTGGTGTAGGAGTTTCCTCCGCGCTGATCGAGCTTGTCTTTGTAGTCGAGGATCCCCTCCCAGAAGTGCGACGCGCTATCGATGACGATGGCACCGTACCCAGCTTCGACAGCCGCGTCGACCCCATCGACGAACTTCTCGTTGTCGAACGGAGGAGCAATATCGAGCGTGTCAAAATCGAAGCGGTCAGCGTACAGGGACGCAGAACGATTCTCGGTATCGATGAGCGCGATCTTGCCGCTGGGTCCAACAAGACCCCGAGCGAGTCGCAGCGACGAGTAGGTTTTTCCGGAGCCGGACGGACCAGTGACCGCGAGTTTCAGGAAGACCTTCTCGCGGGTTGCTTTGCGAAACAGTGGTGTAGACATGGTTTTGAATGACTTGGCTTAATGCCAAGCCGAGAGTAGGTGTAAAACACCATGAGTCAACACCTATCGGGTCTGGAGATACGCGTCGCCAGCAGCAGCGAATCGGCCGACCCGATCCCACAGCACATCAAGCGACGAGTCGTTGATGATGGTGTCGTGGATCGCGCCTCCGTCGTAGAGCTCCTGCAGGCGGGTTCTCTCCCATTCGGTTGCGGGCTCTACTCCGGGCCGTCGGATTCGCAGGATAATGCCGCCTCGCTTGATCCATTCTTTGGCCTCACGCAGGCGAACCAGCCGGGTGTTCACAGCGTAGTTTGGAAGAGAGTCGAAGAACTCCTTCATCACCCCGTCGTAGTTTACCTCGCCCCACTGTTCCAAGATCGGGCGGATCTGCTTCTTTTGGGTGTCGTTCTCAGTGAATGCCGAGAACCCAAGATGCTGCTGCACCAGCGAGTCGATCTGGTGCTTGATGATGTCACCGAACGCAATGCGCTTCCATCCGAGGTTGATGAGCCTCGTCGCGGCGGCGTCCTTACCTTCACGGGCGTAACCCGCGAACGCAATCAGGTTAGCCATGTGATGTTCAGTTCTGGAACTTCAGGGGAGTCTGGAAGTCGATGGTGAACACCGACGCATTGGAGGAAACGGTGCCGTCGAAGTTGATGTACGCCAGCAACGAGCTTGTTGCCGGATTGCCAGTGGGGAGATAGATGATCGCGCCTTTAGCCGTGATAGTCGAACCGCCAGCGCCAAGACCCCACTGCACGTCGTTGATTTCGACCTGCACAAAATTCCCAACCTGATTGGTGGTGGTCGTAATGTTTCCGAGAGTCTTGCCACCAGTGTCATATCCGGACCCAGAGGCTTCCACAGCGCCAGCCGCAATTGCATCGCTCAGATATACGTGAGCCTTGGAGTGCGTGTAGCTCGAGCCCGATCCGAGAAGAAGCACCTTGTAAGGAGGTGTTGACCCGGAGGGAGTGGTGGCGAGAGTCATGGTCCCGGAGATGATCTGCTCCAGAGCCTTGTTGTAGATGGTGGTCGTAGCCATAAATCGTTTGGTGCCTACACGGTTTCCGTGTGAGGCGAAAGTCGGAGTCGTTTAGTCGCGGTACTTCGAGGTCTTGCTTGCGATCGATCTTGGTTGGCGGACGAACTGTTTTCCAGCCCTCATGCCAGCACGCTTCTTGGCGCTCGTCGCAGAATACTCCGAGTCGCTCAACGCCTCTCGAGCTTTTCTTGGCAGGTATCGCTCTCCTGTGGCACCACGGCCGACGACGGAGTTTTTGCCGCTCTTGGTCCCCCAATCTTCACGGGTCCATTTGGACAGGCTGTTCGACGGAGACTTGGAACCCTTGTATGAGCCGCCGCGATCCTTGTAACGGCTCACTGCAATCTGAGCCTTGCGGGCGCTCCACTGTCCGGGCCTGCCGCCTTTCGACGACGCCTTCACCTCGCGGACAATCCGGTTCCAGAGAGACGGGTTGGACTTGGATGCAACTTTCACCAGAGAATCCTTCTCGCCCAGTAGTTCGCGGAGAACTTGTCGTTCTTGGTCAACTCGCCGCTCTTGTTGCGGATACCCCCTGATCGAGCGAGATAGTTGGCCCTGCGCTTGGGATTCTTGTGCTTTGTGAAGTCGCTATATCCACGGTGGCCAAACGGGACGACCTTGACCTTGTTACCCTTTTTGGCGAGCACTCGTTTCTTGTTGGTGTCTCCAGCAGGGGCGGCCTTGGGCTTGTTGAAGCCGGGGAACCGCTCGCCACGATAGATGACGCCACCGGACGGAAGACGTTTGACACCCTTAATTGCTGGCATGGTTCAGTTCTCCTTGATTTCAACAGTATCGGCCCCGCCGTTGCCGGCGTTAACCATCACGTTGACCTGTGTTGGGCCAACCTGAGCACGCGGAGCGAATCCTGGCAATACAACCATGGCCTCAGCTTTGGCGGTCTCAGCCGCCTGCTGGGCCGACTTGATCAGAAGTTCGGCCGCCTTGTTGGATTCGCTGATCAGTGATGCGTGGACCTTCATTACCCCAATCATCGATTCTGGATCAGGGAACTCACGTTTCTCGATCGCAGACTCACAGAAGTCCATCGCCCTGTCAGTGCGCGCCAGATTCATGGCGAGGCGCGATCTTCCAAGATGGATTGCGCCAACCTGAGATACGAACTCACCAAAGATTCCAGCGGCCTTCAGCTGCTTGGCGTCAATGATATTGAACCCCGCCTCGCGCGCGGCCTTCTCGGCAACCGCCATAGAGATCGGAGGCTTGCCGCCCACTGGGCGTGCTGGCTGAGTAGCGGAATCGTTTTGTTCAGCTGGGATTGGTGTCATTGATCCAGGTTTTCTTGAGATTCATTTCCACAAGCCAGCACTCCTTGTCCTGTAACTTGGCAGCGAGGGGTATGTAACACCAGCACCCCACTGTCGTGCGCCCCCCATCCAGTTGTTTGATCGTTTCCCCGTGGTGTCCGCACGTCATCATCCGCTTGTTGTAAATCGGACATTTTGAACAGGCGCGCAGCCTTTTCCTCCAAGTACCCAGCGGAGTCCTCGATCCCGAGGAAATCATCAACGCTGCTGTCGCTGCCCTCGTCGCATTCAAGAACCGGGGCAGTGCCAAGGATAGTGGGAGATGCTTGAACAAACTGCATACCCCGCTGACCACGACGCCAGAGTACTCGGCAAGTCGGTGCAGTTTCTTTTTGAATGTGAGCAGAGAGGATCTCATAAACTGTCTCTTCAATCTGTGAAACACGGTTCGCCCAGCGTTTGACGTATGGTATTGGGCCAAGTTTGGCAGCCGCCTTCCCTTCTACATCGTCGCATGTCTTTTCCCAGTCTGAGTCGTGCAACACTTCAACAGTCCAGGAGAAAAGGGGGTTTCCACGACGTATGTGACACTCAGTTAATTCAGACAATCTCACGATCCTCGATGCGGCCGTGAATGCCATAGACAGCAACCGTTTGGGTTCTCGGACCATGAGAGCCTTACGGAGCGTAGGATAACGTGCGAGCACGATCTCCTTCCAGTTGCGCCGGTAAGGAACCGCAGCCAACCGGATCGACCCAAGATTCAGCGTGTTGCCAGCAAGCAGCCATCCCGGAACCGATTGAACAATTGCTAAATATGAGACGATTAGTAGTTCCTTACTAACACCAGAAGTTGACGCAACGTGATCAATAAACAGGTCGGATGAATGGGTCTTCTTCGGCTGCTTCGGTTGCTTGACCTGCTCAGGTTCAAGCGTCGGCCGCTTTGCCTGGCACCCGTCCCAGATGTAGTAAAATTCTGGCGTGATGCCCCCAGCTTTGGAGGCAACATGAGTGAACGAGCTGACCTCGAGGAGCCAGCCAGACTTCAGAGCGGTCGCGCCCCTGTGCGTCAGAACCCGCTCCAGTTCACCAGACTGAGCAAAACCAAGCGGCACTGCCGGGATGACGTGGACGTAACCAGCATCGTCCATAACGCAGTGATGGCACTTGACGGGTATGGACCAGCCAGAGTCGCCGACCACCCACAGTTCAATGTCTCGATCGTTGCAGTAGGTGAGCTTCATTGGGTGAAAACAACTGTCGGCTTCTTGGACACTGTAATGGCCCGTCGTTCTACATCCATGGGCGTCTCGCTGATGAGCATGTAGGTGAGAGCATCGAAGATGTGCTTGTTCTTGTCTCCATCGCGAATTGGCTCAGCCCGGTTTGGACCTGGCTTCATTTCTCGAACCATCTTGATCGTGTTGTGAAGCTGGGCCGATATGAATACGCGCCTATCGAAGAGCAGCTTCTTCAGAAGTCCGATGCGCTGTTTCACGCTGCCAGAGCCTTTCGTAACGGCGTGCAGGACAATCTTGCCTTGTGACACCTGTCGAACCACAAGCTCGTCGTACACGTCGGAAGCGGCTCGATATCTCCACGCAGAGTTGTCGGACCAATGACGCCACAGGACATTGGTTGTTCCGTGGGTGTCCTTGAGGTAGTCCTCCCACCACTGCATCTTCTCCATGACCAACTCGGTGAAGTCAGCGATCGACACCTTGCGGTCGATAACAACCGCCTCGTCCAAAACATCGAAGATCGAGTTTCCGTCGTCTCCAGTACGCTTGCAGCAGATTGAGCATGCGTGATTTACGTCACCCAAGTCCCAACCGGTAAAGAGCTCAAAGCAGTTCTTAGGAGGCACAATGATCTCGTGATCGTCCTCGGTGGCGCTGGTCACATTCCCAACGATGTGGGTGCCCGGAACAAAGACATCCGCAAAGTGGCCATCGCTGACATCCTCAACCCATTCACCCATGACATAGCGAGCGTACAGCTGCTTGTCGTACATGTACTTGTTGATGAGGTCTTGCTTCTCCCGCGGATCTAGGAACGTGTTGTCGTTGAGGCTGAATTGGATGCGCTGGAACTGTGACTCAAACTGCTCGTTGTCGCTCGGTTTGCGTGTGAGCCAGATTCCGGCCAACCAGTGGTTCACTCCGTTCTCAGGCGGATTGAGGTCAGCGATGATCTGGTGGTTCTCGTATGGAATCTCAACGACACGCAGCTGGTCGGTCAGAACGTCGAACACGATTCGGTCCTCGAACTGGTCAGCTTCCGATAGCCACAGCAGCGAGAATCGCGTCCCCTTGAACTTGGCTGATGCCTCCCAGACGTTCTCCAGTGAATGCAACTGAACCTCAGACTCGCCACCGTAAGCGTTGCGGACGCGGGCGTAAGACATCTTGGTCGCTACGTCCATCGTGGGCTCCTTGGTCCACTTCATGCCGATCTTGGCATCCATCCATTGAGGCAAGATGGTCTTCGTGAGGTCTGACCATACGCCGACCTTCCCGTTTTTCAGGGTCTTAGCAATGATGCCAACGGTGGCGTTGTTGTTCTCGAAAAGGTGGCGTGCAACACGATGTGCAATCGCAAGCGATTTACCCGCTTTACGAGGGCCGTCCACCATGAGGTATCTGGCATACGAGTTGAATACCTCGAACCCTCGTGGTGAAAGATCGGGCAACCACCGCCCTTGAGTGTCTTGCATAAGGTCGGTGCGACTTTCAGTTGTAAAAGAGCAGGATCACGGGAAATCCTCCATCGAAAGTCGCCATCTATGGAATCGATCACACTCAAGCGGGACGGCCTCGACGAATCGATCAACTCGCTCGAAGAGGGGGAAGCCATGGAGATCCACGGTACTTTTACCGTCATCTCAAAGTCCGACACTGAGATCGTTGGCGAACTCACCGACGTGAAGAAGTGCGGGCACATGGGCGAGGATGAATACGAGCTCGACGACGAGGAAGGAGAAGACGATGGTGGTGAGTACGAGGGCGAGTCGAAAGGCAAACCCATGATGCACGGCAAGAAGGGCAAGGGCATGGGCATCCTCATTATGATCGGTGGCCCTAAGAAGAAGTAACCTCCTGACACATGGTCGATCTCGAAGTCCTCAAGAAGCGCGGCGGAACGGTCGAAGAACTCAAGAAGAAGTTCACGGCCGAGAAGCTCGACGACAAGATCAAGGCGTTGATCGACATGAACTCGTCGCGTATCGACGAGGGCATCCAGCGCAACTTGAACGAGGCCAGGACTTGGTACGCGATCGACCAGGCGTTTGATGCTTCGCAGCGGCAGATTACCTACACCCTCGTTGAGGGCCTGCTTTCCAAGGGCACCTCTACGGAGAAGGTGATGGACGCCATGAAGTCGATGGGCCTCACGTCGAGGCTGTCGAACATGCTGCTCCCGCTGTGTAATTCGGACGGCACCAAGAAGTGTGGGCCAGACGGCAAGCCGCTGATGAAGCTGGACATGCCGACGTTCTTCCACATTTTCGTTCCGCTGGTTCAGGCGTACACGAAGATGCGCTGGGCCAAGCTGTTCAGTGATCGAGACATCTACCCGCTCTACAAGTATGAGCCGGTGTCCACCACGATGCAGAA